AGGAGGATACGAACGTGCCCTTGAAATTTACGAGAAATCAGGAAATCCAGACTTACTGTCATTCGAAGGACGAGACGCGTTCTTGGATACGGCAGAACAGTCTGAACTGAAAACTTTAAAAGAGCGCATTTCTTTGAGGCGAAGACCGGAAGAGAAGGCTTTGATTGGTAAAGATGGGTCGCAATTCTACAAACAATATTACCTACATAATTTGGATGGAGTGTTGAACATCGAAAATGTGGTTGACGCATTCTGGAAGACCTTTCATTGGACACTCCATTATTTTCGCACAAACGAGCCTCTGAATTGGGACTGGGTTTATCCTTATCCCGATGCGCCTTTACTCAAATCTATTTTGGATTATCCCGAAACCACCAGTCATAAAAGTGAGAGGACGTTTGGAATAACTCATCAACTTCAATTCATTCTTCCTGCAAAATCACTCAGAATAGCAAAGAAGATTTTGAAATTTCCGGAAGAACTTCATTCTGAAACTCGGCATCCTTGGATGAAGAGACACGACTGGGAAATGAAACCTCGTATTTCTCTGCCTTGGCACCCTACTTATGCGTTAACCGAAATCTCCCGCCTCTAAAGCCTACATTTAATTCCTTGGTAGCAACTTGCATAATAGTTCCGCGTGAAGTCATCAACGACCTAGTTCCAGATGTTTCATCGATAAGTTCCAAAACATTTGCGTCCATTTGAAATGAATTCGTAGACTCGTCTGTTTTAGAATTCCAATACTCATCGTTTATTCTCTGCATTTCCCGAACATTTGCAGCATTCATGTAGCCTTCTGCACTCATTTGACTCGCATAATTCCGCAACAGGTAATTTATATATGCTCTCCTGAACCCAGTTCCAGTAGTATTTTTAGTAGCAGATCTGTATGCATCTAGACATCCCTGAACGGAATTAGGTTTTGGTTTGCTTAATCGGTTATTTACTGTGTTGTGAGCTCTTGTAATAAACAAGAACAAATCGAACCGGCTATCAGCCCATTCAGGGTGATATCTAATATAGTTCTCATAAATAATCTTGAAATGGCTTTGGCAATGCGGACAGCTAATAGTGTCTCTAAGTAAATCTATAAACCTTTTCACTATCTGTTTATCTGCTTGAGAGGGCTTCTCTGGATAAAGTAAAGAAACAGAATGAAGTGTCATCCAACCAAGTGGCCCCCATAAACTAGTCATCCCAATTAATCAATCAACTGAAATAAAACCGGCAATAGCACCGCCCTCCAGCATATCCCGCATTAGTTCTGGTGGTGTGTTTTTGTTTTTTAGAAGACCGTTTTTCTCTACCAAAGCTTTGACTTTATCATTGCTCATTCCTGCAATCTGTTTACGAATAGTCTTACGGCGGTGCCTTGCTCCCTTTTCAGTCATGATTTGAATGGTATGTTTCCTCGCGGTTTTCTTTAGAGGTGGCGACTTCGCAGGATCTTTTACTCCTTTAATTTTCAAAATTCCGCGAGGAAATGTTCTCATAGTTTTACGACGACCCTTTCCAGATTTGGGTTCAGACGGTGTCGGTAGTTCCTTTTCTTTAAGTTGTTTATCAGCTACTTCTCCCAATTTTTGAATAAATACTTTCGGATTCGACATCCTCTCTTTAAAAACGGATCAAGATTTGATTTACGACGAAAGAGCACCAATTAACCTACGATGGAGTGGAACGCTATTCGGTCGTATTTCAGTGTTCAGGGTGTTTCTCGCTTGGTGGAGCATCAGATTGAGTCCTTCGAGGATTTCATTCGCAACAAGCTTCCCCTCATTGTTTCGTCAACTGCGCCGATTGTCGTATGGCACGAACAGGACGAGACTACAAAGAAATATAAGTATGAGTTTCGGCTCTCATTTGAGAACATTACCTACATGAAGCCTCGTATTCAGGAAGCGACTGGACGCGTCAAGCCAATGTTTCCTCAAGAAGCTCGTGTTCGCAACTTCACATATGCCGCACAGATGTTCTGCGATGTTCGGTTTGTCGCTAGAACTTACAGGGGCGATACTCTTTCTGAGTTCGATGAAGCTGTTCGCGTATTCTCTGGTGTATCTCTTGGAAAAATCCCAGTGATGCTTGGATCCTCGCTATGTGTTCTTGGAGACTATCCTATGAGCCGCGAGGAGATGGGAGAGTGTCCCAACGATCCTCTAGGATATTTCATCATACACGGAAGCGAGAGAACTATTCTATGCCAAGAAAAGGTCGCAGACAATCGCATCATGGTGTTTTATAACAAGAAAACGGCTTCCAAGTACACTTACTCTGTTGAAATCAAGTCACTGCACGAGTCATTCACTACTCCTCCCAAGAAGCTAGAGATCCGAATTTCTTCAAAGTTCAACGGACTCGGGTATCCTCTAACACTCTGCGCGCCTCGTTTTAGGGAGGACATTCCGCTGATGGTGATCTTCCGTGCACTTGGAATGGAGAACGACCAAGATATCGCGAATCTGATTTGGGGAGATGACTTGGATAATGCCGAGCTTCTTGCGGCCACATTCAAGGAGTGTTCTGATATTCAGGTATATACTCGCGAGGACGCAATCAAGTATCTTTCAACGCACCTTCAATATGTCACCACACACGAGGATAAGTGCGCATATGTACGAACTCTTCTGGAAACAGAGTGCCTGCCTCACGTAAAGTTTGGAGGCGAGACGCCGGATACACTCAAAACGGAGGCTCGCAAGTGTATTCTTATTGCCTCGATGGTTCGTCGCGTAATCATGACCGAGCAAGGTCGTATTCCCATTGACGACCGAGACGCTTACCCGAACAAGCGCATCGTTACGCCTGGATCTCTTCTCACACACTTGTTCCGCCAGCTCTTCCAAAAAGTATGTAAGGATATTCGTGGCAAGTTCGTCCACGAGGTCAACAATGATACATGGAAAAAGGGAGAGCCACAGCCACTGGATGTTCTCAATATCAACAATTTGTACAAGATTTTGAAGGTATCTACTATTGAGGGAAAGCTGAAGCAGGCTTTGGCTACTGGGAACTTTACCGTACAAGGTCTTGGAACTTCCAGCAACGCCAACATGTCTACAGCCACAAAGGTCGGCGTGTCTCAAGTTCTGAATAGGTTATCATACCTTGCTACAGTCAGCCATCTCAGACGCATTCAGACGCCTGTTGAAAAATCTGGCAAGCTTCTTGCTCCGCGTAAGCTACATGGCTCAAGCTGGGGCTATGTCTGTCCAGTTGAGACGCCCGAAGGCCATTCTGTAGGTATTGTGAAGGCCCTTTCTATGCTAACTTCTATTACTCAGCATACGCCTTCTGCCGTTGCTCTGAATGTCATGAAATCGCTGAATTGCATTGATTGGATCCGACAGTCAAAGAAGTATTCTGGAACTGCTCTTATTCTCAATGGTGTGAATGTTGGCTACACGAACGATCCGCTAAAAGTACATGACTATCTGAAGGCGGCAAAGAAAGATTTTAGGCTCCACATTCACACTGGAATTTCATGGGATATTCTGCAGGGCCGAATTACTGTTGAGACGGACGGAGGTAGGTTTGTTCGGCCAGTCTTTCAGGTGAAGAACTCAAATTGTATTGATCCTCCGGCTTCAGACACGTGGAATGATTGGGTTGGGAAGTGTATTGAGTTCATCGATTCGTCGGAATCTGACCATGTTCGTATCGCAATGACGTCGAAGCAGATAACGAAGAACCACACTCACTGCGAGATCCACCCAACGATGATTTTGGGACATATGGCTTCCAGCATTCCAATGTCTGACCATAATCAGTCGCCTCGAAACACCTATCAGTCGGCTATGGGTAAGCAGGCAATCGGCATCTTTGCTAGGAACTATGCGAAGCGCCTCGATAAGAACGGATACATCTTCTGCCAGCCCCAGCGTCCTTTCGTGGAGACACGCACAATGAGTATCCTCAAGACACAGGAGATGCCTTTCGGAACCAACGCAATCGTCGCGATTGGGATTTATGGAGGGTACAATCAGGAGGATTCCGTCATTCTCAACAAGTCTGCGGTAAACCGCGGGCTGTTTCGGACGCTGTACTATACGCTGTACAAGGACGAGGAGCATCGCAATGTTACGTCTGGGAAGGAGGAGAAGTTCATGAACCCTCGTCGCGAGAACACGAGGGGATACAAGACATCATCGTACCATGCAATTCAGGAGAACGGCCATCCTGCTATTGGGTCTATGATTTCTGAGAATGACGTTGTCATTGGAAAGGTGACAAACTTGAAGCAGGATACCAATGGATATGCGTACCGCGATTCGTCGACTACACACAAGAACTCTGAGCCTTGTCGCGTTGACGGTGTTTGGCAGGACAAGAACTCGGACGGATATCCTTTCGTAAAGGTCCGCGTAGTTTCCGAGCGTGTTCCTGAAATTGGCGACAAGTTCTCTAGTCGCCACGCCCAAAAAGGAACGTGTGGAATTCTGTTGAACGAGGAGGATATGCCGTACACTTCTTCAGGTCTGCGCCCCGACCTTATTATGAATCCACACGCCATCCCTTCGCGAATGACAATTGCCCAGCTGATGGAGACGATGTTCGGCAAGGTTTGTGCGATGAAGGGAACGCTCGGAGATGGAACGCCGTATTCCCACCTTTCACAGGCGGATTTGAGGAAGCACATGATTGAGTTGGGAATGCATCCTTACGGCAATGAGATCCTGTATAACGGACAGACGGGAGAGATGATGGAGGCAGAAATCTTTATGGGTCCTACATTCTACCAGCGGCTCAAGCATATGGTGGCAGATAAGAAGCATTCGAGAGCAAGAGGTCCTATTGTTTCACTCACTCGTCAGCCATGCGAGGGTCGTTCTCGCGACGGCGGACTGCGTGTTGGTGAAATGGAGCGTGATTGTATGTTGAGTCATGGAGCTGCAATGTTCACAAAGGAGCGACTGATGGATGTGTCAGACCCTTTCAGTACTGGCTTCTGTAAGTCTTGCGGCACTCTGGCAGTCATGAACCCAAAAGAGAACATCTATCACTGCGGATCCTGTGGAGTCCAGACGCAGTTTGAGATGAAGACAATCCCGTATGCCGTCAAGCTGTGGGCTCAGGAGCTAGAGGCAATGCACATTGTCCCGCGTATGGTGTTTGAATAGTTGCTTAAGAAATATGTTAAATCTTCGGGGGTTCCAAGCCCCCACATTTTCTTGCTTGGTGAGATTGTTATCTTCTTGCCATCCTGTATTGCCTCATTATATGTCGGAACAACGTAAAATTCGTTGTTGACGCGGATGTTTTTCGATATCATTGACTCCGCGTATTTAACGAAATCAGAACCGCGTTTCCACATATACACGCCAGTCGTTGCGTGATCAGAAAACGGGTCTTTTTCACGAACTTCTGTAATATAACCATTGCTTACAGCTGCATACGACCACTTTGGATCTCTATTTCCATCAAACGTTGAAATGCTTCCATCTGCGTCTGACTCCAAACAATTACTGACAAACTCCTGCATTGAAAACTCAATGAACTGATCGCTGTTTGCAATAATAAGTGGTGTTGACGAATTGATAATCTCTTTCGTAAGAAGAACAGTACACGCAGCTCCTTCAGTAACCTTGTCTACTTCAATAATTGAACATTCGGAGGCAATATTTTTCAAATACTCTCTACACGACTCGGGGTAATCCGATCTTATTACAAACGTAAATTTAGCATTGGGAATTCGAAGATTATCAACTACCCATGAAATCATAGGTTTATCAAAAATTGGAATAAGAGGTTTAGGATCTACATATCCGGCTGAAGAAAACCGAGAGCCATTTCCAGCCATTGGGATTACTATGTTCACACTCTCAACTGCGTTCATTATAAACGAGTAAGTTAAATCCGAAGGAGAATAAACGCGAACGACTCTCGCTCCACTACCATATGCAGCTGCAAGGCCTATTTCAGAATCTTCAAAGACACTTGTATTACATGGCAGGACACCCGCCTTTTCCATGCATAGTTTATAGATTTCAGGAGATGGTTTCGGAGAACAAACGTCTTCATTGGAAACTGTGAAGTCGAATAGATCTTTAATTTCCAAAGAAGTTAACGCCATATCCAAAGTTGCTCGAATACAGTTTGTAGCACATGCTAGAATATGGTTTGATTTCAGATCAAAAAGAGCGTTTCGAATATTATGGTTTGGAAGAATATGAGATGCTAATAATTCGGTTGTCAAATGTTGTTTCCTAGAAAAAATTGCTTCGGATAGGTGAGACTCTAATCCTCGTGCAGATTGTAACATTACAAGTTTGTTTCGAGTGCTACGAACGTTAAACTTTTGATTATGATCTTCTCTAGATATGACAAATTTATCACCCCCGATCTCTTTTAGAGCTATGTTTAGAGCTTCATAGTGTATTTCCGCGGAATCCATAAGAACACCATCAAGGTCAAAAATCAATAATCTTTTACGCGTCATTCTGTTTATTTATATATATATATATTGTATAAATGAATATTGAAAACGTAGCATTTTTAATTCCAATCCATCCGCCAAAGTATCATTATATCTACGATTTACTTAATAAAATAAATGTGAAGGATATTCAAATTGACATTTATCTTATATTTTCAAATATATCAGATTATGAATCATTTAATATAAAAAATAAAATAATACCCCTAATATTACCAGAGTGTGAAACAAATTTTGGATTAATAAACTCAGTAATCACATATAAAAAATTTTTTGGGTTAAAAAAGTTGGCCGATTCTAAATATGAATATATAATTTGTTGTGACAGTGAAATAGATATCTTATGTAATAATTTTACTAATGAAAACATTAATCATAAAATAAAACAGATATTTGATAATAAAAAAATCTATGCGGGAGAATGCGACGATAGTTATATAGTAGACATCACGCGAAGTTCCTCAGAAATCTTCCCAGATAATTATGATCATTTAAAACGTATAACAAACAACTTCACTCTTTATTTTTGGTGGAGTGATTTGCCAGTTTATAGAACATCAGATATAAAGCCATTTTTTGATATTATCACACAAGATAAGATTAACTCACTTCGTTTTTCTCAATTTGACTACATTATTTATCAATACTATTTAATTTTATTTCATGACTTTGAAGTTGTAAACACCACACCAATTACAAATATAAAATGGTCGCTGGAAATGTTATATACAGATGATATGAGTATTTTAAATAAATTATTAGATATTAATTATGGCTTTAGTTGGAATACTGGAAGATTTTATCGATTAAATCAAAATTTTATAGAATCGCACAAGGGGTTTATAGCTTACCACATAGACAGGTGGGGTGGGATAAATTAATAACAAAAATTATCCGTTGTTATAGATGGAACTTTAATACGAAAGGCGAGGATACCAATTATATTCAATATATGTTTACATAGTGTCTCTCTAGGTTGGATAAATGAAATTTATCGCACATCGTGGGAATTTGAACGGGAGCAATAAGTTTACTGAAAACACAGTTGACGCAATCAAGCATGCAATTTCTTGTGGGTTTGATTGCGAAATAGATGTGTGGATAATTGAAGATAATATTTGGCTAGGGCACGATTCGCCCGATACAAAGATAACTACAGAATTTCTAGATGAATATAAAGATAATTTATGGGTTCACTGTAAGAATATATACGCACTTGTGAAATTTAAGGATACTTATAACTGCTTTTTTCACCATAAGGATGAATATACGTTAACAAGCAACGGAACTATATGGGGAAACATTAATAGCCCTATACAAAAGAACGGAATCCAAGTTATGCCTGAACTCGCAAATATATTCTCTTGGGAATGTTTAGGTATTTGCACAGATTATCCGATACGATATAGAGATTTATATTATTCTTCGAGTAAGTTAAACGAGTCTACAATGCCAGAGAACTCTTGAATTTATCATACATATCCGTATAATATTTTATGAATTCTTCCGAATATTTATAACTATTAACAAAAGATGTTATCTCTACTTCTTCTTGGTATTTAATACTTATATCTTCAAACTGTTTTAAGAATGTGTAAAGTATCATCTCCCCATAAGATGTCTTATCGTTCCACGAAGTTATTGCGTATCGATAAATATCCTTTAAACGACATATTATACCAGTTTCTCCGTAGAAAAATCTATCTTCGGCATGAAGGTTATCTTCGGTTACGCGATATGGAGAAGTCCTCAAAACATATGCGTCATTATGAATGATATTAGTTGACTTCAAATACCCAGAGTTTATAACTCTCGGAAGAATGTCTACACGAGTGACGACCGAGCATTTGTAAACATCTGGCGATTCACTTAATAATCTAGCAGATCCGCTCATGGAAAAAAACATGGATAGCCAACGAATAGAAATATAGTTTGTATCCGAGGAATATATCCGAATATTTGCTCTAAATATCTCAGACATAAATACAGATGGATCGTAATCATAAAACACTATTTTTAAATTTCTTACAATAGCGGATGATTTGAAAACATGTTCAATCTCAATTTTCTCTTCTATACTAAAATTATCTGAAAATTCGTGGATCTTGTTCGGACAATAGTAGTAGATATCACATAATGTATTTTCAGGAATTAATCTTGAAATATTAGTAGTTATATCTTCTGTAGATGGTATGGTTCCTAAAAATCCAAAAAAACATATAGCAATGTGACTGGTCATTTATTTATTTAACATTACTATTTAAATCGCAGCAGAGTTTATAAAACAATGAAGTGTATAATTTTATGTGGAGGTATTGGGACTAGAATGAATAACTACTCAATGCCCAAACCTCTTAACATGATTCATGGAAAGCCGTCTATTTACTACACTCTGCAAACAATACCAGAGACTCTGGACATTATGTTTGTTTACGGAGCCCATCTCAAGAAATATAATTTCGAAGAAACTGTAATAAACTTATTTAAAGATAGAAAATTCACATTTTATTGTGTAGAATACTTTACACGCGGAGCATTAGAGACTGCTTTTATTGGAACTAAATCACTTACTGGGGATGGGCCTGTAGTATTCTTGGATAACGATAATATATATAACTTTCCGTCTGGCTTTGAGAATACAAATGGAACAAATTTTCTAGGGTGTTCGGTAGACACTACAGACAAGACATCGTATTCCTTTGTCCTACACGACTCCAATATGAACCTTTATGACATCGCAGAGAAGGTAAAAATATCAAATACGTATTGCTGCGGAGTATATGGATTTAAAAATATACACACATTCCGAATTTTTGCGAAAGACATTATATGCAATCATAACTCAAACAAAGAAATGTACATGTCTAGTGTATTTAAAAACCTTGTTCTGCAAAAAGAACCAGTAAAGTGTATAGTGTTTGATTCAAACAATCATGTGGGTAGTTTGGGAGAACTTAAAAACTTTGAAAAGATGAATCTCCCTCGCATGCGTGTGTGCTTTGATCTTGATAATACACTAGTAACATATCCGTTGGTTGCTGGGGATTATTCGACGGTTCGTCCAATTCACTCTACGATTGAGCTTGTACGGAGATTGCATTCAGAAGGACACACAATCATAATCCATACTGCAAGGCGCATGCTTACTCACAAACATAACGTTGGAGCCGTAATAAAGGATATTGGTCGAACTACGTTTGACACATTAGAAAAGTTTGACATTCCATACGACGAACTTATTTTTGGAAAACCTATTGCAGATGTATATATCGATGATCGTTCTGTTAATCCTTATAAAAGTGATTACATGTTTATGGGAATACTTGAACGTGAGAAAGACACCATTATAAACCAGCTTCCTACAAACAAATATAATCACATTATACTAAAAGACAATTGTGTGATAAAAACAGGTCCGACATATATCCTAAAAGGAGAAAAGTGGGCGTATGAACATATACCGATTAACGTGTACAAATATTTCCCAAAACTCATTTCTGGAAAATCGAATGAAATCACTACAACTTTGGAGTTTGAATACTTAAAGGGGATTCCTTTCTACTATTTGTACAAGAATGGCCTTATTACAAATAAACACATAGATTCGATTATTTCTGCGATAGAACAATTTCATACATCTTCTGGAATAGTAACTGCTACTTATGAAGATATAAAAAATAATTATATCAAGAAATTAGAAGATCGGTTTAACGTAGAGTCCGATTACCCATTCGACGATGCACAAGAAATTCAATCTAAGATTCTAGACGATCTTGGAAACTATTGCAGCAGTGGCCGTATTCGCATTGTTCCATTCATACACGGAGATGTTTGGTTCAGTAATATTATATTACAATTCGACGGTAACCTTAAGTTTTTCGACATGAAGGGTAGGCTAGGATATACACTAACTACAAATGGAGATATTTTATACGACTATGGTAAAGTATACCAGTCTTTGCTAGGTCTTGATTCGGTAATATACAGTTCGGAAGCAATAACATCGCCCGACATAATACATTACTTTGAACAAGAAGTTTCCAAGCGTGGTATTTTAATATCTGATATTAGGACTGTAACGATATCGCTTATAGCAGGGACCTTACATGCAGTTGAGACCCTACTCGTAAAGGAGCGCATTTGGTCATTTATACGTAAACTTTTAAACTATAGAAAATGCGAATCGTAGTGACTGGGGCCGCTGGATTTATTGGTTCATCTCTGTGTGAATATTTGCAGTCTTACGGTATTGAACATATTGGAATTGATAACTTTGCATGCGGGCACAGAGACAACGTATTTGATATCTCGGGATCTCCAAAGTTTAACTTTGCTGAAATGGATGCTTGCTCAGCAGATATGTGCAATATTATTACTTACGGAGATATCATTGTGCACCTCGCAGCAGTGTCGTCCTTACCCGAAAATCAATCACAACCAGTGAAATCTTTCCATAACAATAACCTTTCAACTATCAATATTCTTGAAATCTCTCGGAAAAATAAGGCTTCCCACTTCATTCTAGCAAGCACAAGTGCGATATATGAAAAATCGGATAAATTTCCTTGCAGCGAGACCGATAACATTATGAACCCGAGTCTACTCTATTCTCTTGGAAAATATCATTGCGAGGATTATTGCAGAGCGTTCACAGATGCGTATGGGCTACCACACACAATAGTCAGATTCTTCAATGTATATGGACCAAAAAATGACTTTCTAAGACTACACCCTCCTCTTGTACCTTATATTATAAGAGAACTCTTACAAAACATACCACCGGTTCTTCACGGTTCCGGTGAACAGAGACGAGACTATGTGTATATAGACGACTTGATTTCCCTTCTCTTGAAGATAATTGATAACCCAGTTGCCAAAAATAATACATATAATGCGTCGTCGAACAGCACATACAGTGTGAATGAAATCTTTGAAATCCTTGGTAAATGTCTAAATACTACAATACGCCCAGTATTTCGTTCTGAGGAGTTTTTTTGGGATAAATTTCAATCTCTTCGGAACGGATTTAACTGCGAACTTTTGACTAGAGAAGTTAATAAATATACGTGTGGTTCATTTGATAAAGCGTATTCTGATTTAGGATGGCGGCCAACTGTAAGCATGGAAGATGGGCTTATGCGGACAGCTGCTTATATTAAACTAAGTCTTGGACCTTAGTGTTGGCCTTACGTCCCTTCAATCTAAGCGCTGCTGAAGCATGATAGCCGCTACCCAAACTACAATTTTAGAAGATTTAACCTAATAAATTAGTTAATGTTTCCAATACATACTCATTATCTCCAATATGAACGCATGCGTCAGACTTCTCAAATATCAAACATCCATCTTTATCGGAATAATGTTCGCTAGAATCTAGAAATGTATAATTATTCTTTTCACATTCAAGTTTCAATAATGAATTCATAATTCGAGTATTTTCAACTCTCTCTTGATCCGATCCAACAAATGGAAACTCATGAGTAATCGGGCCATGAAGAGCTTCATATTTTTCTTTATTTGCGGGAGGTGTAATTGAGCAAATTATAATCCTATCATATGCGGTTATGTTATTCTTTATAGTTTGGATATAGCTCGAAATGAGTGTTTCACATACCTCCATTATGTCTCGACCATTACGCACTTGCTTACCAATATGACACCTACAGTCGACTTCGCCAAATGTTAGTACAAATATATTTTCAGTTGAGATCATATGTGTTTCAAGATTTGGTATAATGTTATCTCTTCCCACACGATGCATGGTATGAGATACTCGGTGGAATTGTTGATGAGGCATCTTTAATCCGCGAAACGAGAAGTCTGCATGGCTATCTCCGAAAATATACAACATTATTTATGTTATAATATTCTATAAATACTTTAAAACTGCATTATTGTTAGAACATATAATTAATTTGGTACTGTTAATAGATTCGATAAACTGATTTATCATAGAAACTTTAGGGTATTCTAGAGACTGGAAGGATAAATCCCCCAAAACTAAAATATTACTATTCTGTGAGAATAACCCGTTTACCGTATGTGCTGCACCACTTGTTAAAATGATGTTTTTTGCTGAGCGTACCATACGAATTTGTTCTTTCATATCAACAACTGTATCAGTGTGAAGAATTTTTGAATTTATATGAGGTCTGTCAGAAAAATATGTAAATATATCGTTAAACGGAACTTTCCTATCATTTGAAGCATAATTCTCTTTCGTCTGACGAGGCATCAATAGATAAGAAATGTCTTCGTGGGGTTCTGTCTGAATTTGACCTATATACTTGAATAATCGTTCCAGCTGAAGCCGGAATTCTGGATGAACTGTTTTATCGTTTTGAAGACTTATTGGTGATGGAAAAATACAGGTATTACTTGGGGGAAGTTCATATACTATATCTCCTTCAAATATATCAAATAGTTTACAGAAAAGTATCTTGAAGATTCGCCTTACCTTTAACTTCAGTTTAATATTAGGATAGACAGATTTCAAGATCTTGAATAGTTCAAGGTAAATTCCACATTCAAACACCCAATGTCCAAATGCCTCATTATATATCGTATCTATAACTAGGAACGTATCACCAGATGAATGAATATCTCCGTCAGGAGCATCTATATTCCATACATCAAATCTTGGATTATCGTAGGATCGAACATTATTCACAATAAATACTTTATATATTTCATGATGAAGTTCTTTACGTACATTCGGACCATCTATAGTGTCGTTACTTATAATCATTTACGAATACCTAGATTTTAATATTAAAATGAGTATACTGGATAAATATTTAGCGAGAGTATATGTTTGTATTTAGTTAGTAGTTTTATTATTCCACATTGCATTCACCAGAGCCCACGATTTTACTTCTATGTCGTTGACGTCGGCTTCATTACAATCCATTGCTCTAATTGTTTGAAACTGTGTATAAATACAGACATCTTTAGGAGGCACGACAACCGAATAGCTATTCATAATAACCATACAAGTCGCAGTATCTACATGGTTTACTAGTCCATTCTCGGGGTATCCGCCAATTGTTTGGAACGACTTTGTATCAAGTAACATAATATCTCCGGATTTCTTTCCTACATCGCATAATGATGGATCCGTGTTAAACAACTCGGGATTCCAAAACTTTATTATATTATTTCCACAAAAATCCAATATTTCCTCTACTTCAGTAATAGATTCGCTAATTTTAGGAACCTCATATGTCGCGAAGCGATAAAATTTTTCTACTTCCAATCCCTTCGAAATAAATTCAATAATTTTTTCAGAAAATATAATATCCGCGTTAATTACGCATGCAAATTTCCCTTTGGCAACTTTTAGTCCAGCATTCTTTCCATATGATTCTAAGAACGTATATCCTAGAGGTGAGGGATAGTCGGTCGCGATATAAATAACATTCACATTTTCATACTGAGACAAATTTGGGCCAACGATTTTTTTAGTTCTGGGACCAACTTGTTCACAAACTACAATTTCATAAGAAACATTCATTTTTTTACAGTAATATTCTATTACTTTAATTGTTATTTGAATACTTTCTTCTAGAAACTCATACCTGTCTGCAACCTGAATCGTTGTAATAAAACTTATGTAAGGATTAACGTCCATTTTATTTTAAAATCGCTATTTCTTAAAATGGAAAAGGCTTTAACGGGCCTTCTATTTTAAACTTTAAATGCCAGTAAGAACCAATGTACCGTATCTTGACTTGAACTTTATGTCAAAATACTTTAAAGACAAGAATGCTTACATTGCCGTTGATGATACTGGAATGTCTCGTCCGATTGGAATTACTCACTTTATAGGAATTCAATGTGAACCGAATGCCATTAGTCATTTAAGACAGGATTTTATCAATAATTGTTCTAAATATGATATATTACTAGCGCATGACGAAGAAATTTTAAAAGCTTGCCCGAAAGCTATTCCTTTTGTAATCGGAGCTTGTTGGATTTCGCCAGATGTTTATAATAATATTGATACATCACGAAAGCTTCCAAAAATTTCCACAATAGCTGGGTGGAAGACTTGGACTGATGGACATATCTTTCGAAGGGATTTATACTTCAAGCAAAAATCCATAAATTTGCCAATCGTTTGGTATAGATCTGGAGCCGGAGATATACTTCCTGAAATAAATTCAAATCCAATTTTAAATGAATGTAGATCTGGAAAATCAGAAATGTTTCTAGATTATCAGTATTCGCTTGTTATTGAAAATAACAGAACCGCAAATTACTTCACAGAAAAGCTGATTGACTGTTTGATGACAAAAACCATTCCTATTTATTGGGGATGTACAAATATTGAGAAGTGGTTCGACACTACTGGGTGGATAATTTTAGAAACTAAAGATGTAAATGAGCTTCTAGAAAAGTGTAAAACTCTGCCGGTTTACTTGGACAATCTGGAAGTAATAAATAAGAATCACGAAACTGCAAAACAATATTTATCTCAGGAGATGAATATCATCCATTCTTTGGGGTTTAAATCGACAACATAAAAATATAAAAATGATAGTTGTTTTGTTAACAGGCGGGTTTGGAAACAGAATGTTCCAAATTGCATTCGTCGAATACTTGAAAGACCTGACTGGATCTCAAGTAAATGTCTATGACGCAGGAATACGTTCTCCACATGCGTCTACTGATTTAATGTCTGGAGTTTTCCAAAATTGGAAAGAAAGTTTAGTGAATTTGAATGTGTACACTATCCCAAATTTTGTAGAGAAAGACTTGATGCCATATGACTGGAAATCTATAATAGATAAAACTTCGAATCTTTATATTATTGGATATTTTCAAAATTACAAATATATAATTCCCTCGTTTATAAATAAACTCAATTTTTCAAACGAAATCATTAATAAATATCCAGCGATAAATAACACTGTCTTTCTACATATTCGTGGAGGAGATTATTTGACAGATCAGAAATTTTACCTAGACTTAGATAAAAATTACTATCAGAATGCGATAAAAGAATTTCCACAAGGAACAAAGTTTTCTATTTTTACGAATGATATGAGTTTTGCACAATCTAAAAGTTTTTTAAATGATATTTCGCACGAGTTTATTGAAGAATCCGAAGTAGATTCGATGTATTTGATGAGCCAATGTAAAGGTGGAATTTGTGCAAACTCTTCATTTTCTTGGTGGGGAGCATATTTGAACAAAAATCGCAAATTAGTTCTCCCCTCAATGTGGTATACCGGAGTACCTTGGTATACTCAGGGTTATTATTTTCCGGAAGCAACAGTTATAGACGTTTAACTATTTTAAGACGCAATACTTAAGTAAATTAAATGTTCGAGTTTGTAGACAAAGTCGTATACATTAACTTAGATAAGAGAATTGATCGTAGAGCTCATATGGAAACTCTAACAACCATATTTGGCGATAAAGTCATCCGCTTTCCTGCAATAGAAGAAACACCTGGGTATGTAGGATGTACTAAAAGCCACATTGCAGTAATGAAGATGGCTTTAGAAAACAACTGGAAGAATGTCCTAGTTCTGGAAGATGACATCGCTTGGAATAACTTTGAAGAAGGATATGCTCTCTTTGAGAAGTTGGCAAACTCTGAATATGACTGTATACTTCTAGGTGGGACATATGTTAATTATGATAAGGATACATTTCGAGTTAAACACGCATACACTTCTGCAGGATACTTGATAAATGGATCATATATACCGACCATATTAAATAACTTTGAAGAAGGGCTATCTCTACTGTTAGACACGAAGTGTAAAGAGGCCTATGCGTTAGATTCATACTGGATGAAACTACAGGCCCAAGATAATTGGTTTATTGTCATGCCTTCATTAGTGTACCAATTACCGGGATATAGTGATATTGTTGGTAATGTGGTAAATTATATTCCAGAGTACTTACATGGCGTGATGAATTGGGCATAATTTAATTATAAAAATATTTTGTACAAACAAATGTTTGAGTTTGTAGATAAAGTTGTTTATATCAATTTGGATAAAAGAATTGATCGTAGAGCTCATATGGAATCTATTACTTCTATATTCGGCGATAAAGTCATTCGGTTTGAAGCTATAGAAGATAGAGTTGGAATTGTTGGATGTGTTAAAAGCCATATCGCAGTTCTCAACATGGCTTTAGATAACAAGTGGAAGAATGTCTTAATTTTAGAGGACGACATTGCCTGGAATAACTTTCAAAAAGGGCATTCTATTTTTACTCAATTGGTCAAAAACCCATATGATGTTATTCTGCTTGGTGGGTCAAAAGTTCAATACGATACGTCAACATTAAAACTTTTCAATGCTAGAACTACGAGTGCGTATTTAGTGAGCAGAGAATATATACCTACTCTATTAGACAATTTTGAGACTGGACTAAAGGGTCTTCTTAATAATACATATGATAGAGAGACCTATTCATTAGATACGTATTGGAATAGATTACAGAATGTTGACAATTGGTATATTGTAGTTCCTCATTTAGTGTATCAACTTCCGGGGTATAGTGATATTGAAGGCAGATATATGGATTATCGTGAACAGATGGGTTGGAAGAACCCATTGCTATCATTCTTAAGACGCCGATTTTAACACATTCTTACTTTAAATAATAATGACCCTTTATATATGCCCCCAAACACCAAGTGTTCATGATCTAATTACTGCCCAACTAGCAACCCATCGATATTCTGATTCGGGGTTTGATATTCCGATGGAAAGCTTTATGGTACCAGTATTCGTAAAATCTCACTCATTTCCTCTTGGGATTAGAGTGTCAGCAGTAGATGTCGACGGAAATCACATGCCCTGTCTACTTTTGCCGAGATCATCTATTTATAGAACTCGGTTTAGAATGGCAAACTCGATTGGTCTTATAGATTCGGGTTATCGTGGAGAAGTCCAAGCTAAAGTTGATGTCATGACTATTCCGCCTCCACTTGAAACTGGTGAAAAGGGGACCCGTATGTTTCAAATTTGCCAGCACAATTTCCTTCCATGGAAGAAGATTGTGATTGTTTCTTCGCTAACAGAACTTCCTACCGCTTCTGATAGTCGTGGAGAGGGTGGGTTTGGATCAACGGACAATCGTACTAATTACGATTCGTTTAGTAGTCATCTACATGGCGACGGTGGCGTAAGTTTGGGATATGTTCCTTAAATAAGGGGACGAATCAGGATAAGAGAAATAGTATCGTGAATGATGGCTCCCCAGTACGCAGAATAAAATGTTGTCTTGAAACCGAACACCATTATGACAATCAACACTATTGACCGCAAGAACGTGTTCAATACTGGGTTTGATGTGGGGAGAAGAAGGATGTTCATTTGTGTAAAGGCACGAATATTGGACGCGGTCGCTTGCGGGCGTAACGCCTGAAAATATTTTCCCACTCATAGGTATAAACACAAAATGGGCGGTGGTCTTATGCAGCTCGTGAGCTATGGTGCGCAGGACATTTACATCTCGGGCAACCCCCAGATTACCTTCTGGAAGGTGCTATACAAGCGCCATACCAACTTCGCCGTGGAGGCGATTGAAGTTACCTTCAACGGTCAGGCCGACTTCAACAAGCGCGTGACGGCCGTCATCAATCGTAACGCTGATCTGATGTACAAGACGTACGTTCAGGTTGTGCTCCCTCAGATTGACCTCCGAGTGACTAGCGGTACCTTCGCCGATGCTAGCTCGACCCAAGGCTTCCGCTGGCTGAACCACATCGGCCACCGCCTCATCAAGCAGGTTGAGGTTGAGATTGGTGGTCAGCGCATTGATCGCCAGTATGGCGATTGGATGCAGATCTGGACGCAGCTCTCCACGGAGGCTGGCACGGTGAGGGCTCTGGACTCGCTCGTCGGAAACACGCACGACCTCACACTGATGAAGCGCACCGGCGGCCTCGATCTGGATGCGACGTGCGCTGCGTCCGAGACGACGATCTCGTGCGTGCCTCGCAAGGGAACCCCAGCCAAGACGCTGTACATCCCTCTGCAGTTCTGGTTCTGCCGCAACCCTGGTCTGGCCATCCCCCTTATTGCCCTTCAGTACCACGAGGTCCGTATCAATGTAGACTTCGAGACGTGGCAGAACTGCCACTACGCCGAGACGACTACTGGTGTCCCTGCTACTCGCACGGCCCAGTCCCTCGCGGCCGCCTCGCTGTATGTTGACTACGTGTACCTCGACACGGAGGAGCGCCGCCGTTTCGCGCAGCAGAGCCACGAGTACCTCATCGAGCAGGTGCAGTACACTGGTGCTGAGTCCATAACGAGCTCTTCCAACAAGATCCAGCTGAACTTCAACCACCCCGTCAAAGAGCTCTTCTGGGTGGTGCAGCGTGACTCGTTCGTGGACTGCTCCAACCCTACATGGATTGCGTCCGTCGGTGGCCCCCAGCCCTTCAACTACTCCGACGATTTCAGCACGGAGGGTATGATCATGTCTCTGCTGTCTCAGGCCCAGTCCCCCGCTGGTAGCAATGTTAATCCCGCCGCAGCTGGTACTCTTGGAGCTAGCGCGACTGCCCTACTCGGACAGGGTATCACGCAGAACGCTACCCTCTATGGTGCGGACAACCAGGATTTTGCCGGTGTATCCGAGTTCGAGTCGGGTGTTAACTACCTGCTCGCGAGGGTCATTCTAGAGTCTGGTGTTCGCTGCGAGGGCAAGAACCCTATTGAAGTCGCCAAGCTCCAGCTCAACGGACAGGACCGTTTCACGGAGCGTGAGGGCGCCTACTTCGACCGCGTGCAGCCCTTCCAGCACCACAGCCGCACGCCTTCTACTGGCATTAACACGTACTCGTTCGCGCTGCGCCCCGAGGAGCACCAGCCGAGCGGCACGTGCAACTTCAGCCGCATTGACAAGGCGACCCTCCAGCTGACGGTCTCCATCAACACGGTGGTTGGCTCTCGCACTGCGCAGGTCCGCGTGTATGCCCTGAACTACAACGTGCTGCGCGTGATGAGCGGCATGGGTGGTCTAGCCTACAGCAACTAAGCGTTGTGTGGTGGTAATAAACATAAAAATACAAAAAACGGGGAAACCCAAAATTGAGAGTAGATATCTAAACTCAATTTTGTGATATTGTAAGTAAATGGGTATTCCAAAAATAGTTCACCAAATATGGATTGGTCCGAATAAACAACCAGATATTTGGATGAATACGGTTAAAGATTTTTGTAGTAAATTCGGATACGAATATGTTTTGTGGGATAATTACGCATCTGATAATTTTCCCTTAAAAAACCGCAAAGAATATGATTTAATCCCGTTAATGTGTGGAAAGGCAGATATTCTTCGTTATGAAATTCTGTATAAGTTTGGAGGGATATATATTGATGCGGATAGTGTCATATTAAATCCAGAAAAACTTCATGTTTTAATATCAGAATTCAATAGCGATTGTGGCTTCGGATGGTCTCAGCCAGATAAAGCTGTAATTGCAAATGGAGTGATATTATCATCTGTTAATTCTGCGTTCATGAAAGAGTGTATTGAAGTAATTTCCACAATAAATGTATTGGCATCACATCCTTGTGTAGTAACTGGCCCATATATGATAAGTGATAGATTCAATAAAGATAGAGAAAAATTTGATATAAAGTTATACGATAGTAGCGTATTTTATCCGAGCGGATGGTGGGGCACTACAACAATTGACTCGCACAAAACAATGAAATTTCCTGAAGAAAGCGTCATGTATCAATATGGGTATTCTACAAACTTTTTGTCAGATATAATTGATGGTAAACATAAAAGCGGCAAAATTCCAAAACTTATATTCCAACAACCATTTATAAATAGAAAATGAACTGCAATTATGTAGGATCATACGCTCTACAACAAATACCTACATATAAAGGTCCATTCATTTCAGATTTTGACGGACTTGATCCAAACTTGTACTCAAATATATCGCCCAATTGCGTTTTATACGTATGTCCTCAAGCGCTTCCTAATTTTGTTAAAAAGGTTCTTCCATCTATTTCAGTTCCGTTCAAGCTACTGACTAACAATTCGGACAAGACTTTACCTACGGATTATTCGGCAGAATGTTCTCAAATATTGAGTAATGTTTTTTTGATAAAGTGGTTTTCTCAAAATTGGGAAACAGACCATGAAAAGGTTGAGAGAATTCCGATTGGGCTGGATTATCACTCATTGAAACCGAGTGAAAAGCCTAAATTCAGGTGGTCTCCTCCAGAAGTTCATAGATGGGGGTGGGGAATCAAGAAACCGGAGATTGATCAAGAACAAGATATTCTCTCATTAAAAGGCTCATCGGCTCATTTTTCACAGAGACAATTTAAGGCGTACGCAAACTTCCAATTTCTGATGTGGACCAGATATGGGAAGATAGATAGGAAAGAAGCGATTGAAAAGGTTCCAAAACAGTTGGTTTTTTATGAGCCAGTAAAAACCACTAGAGATATTTGTTGGAGAAATATGGTATCGTGTGCGTTTGTTCTTTCGCCGCAGGGGAATGGATTGGATTGTCATAGAACATGGGAGGCACTTTGTTTGGGGTGTATTCCAATCGTTAAATCATCCGGCATCGATCCATTATTTGATGATCTACCTGTTTGGATTATTAAAGACTGGACAGAAATCACAGAAGAGAATATGAGAACAGTATTGGAAGATTTCAAGACCAGAACATTCAATTATGATAAGCTGACATTGAAATACTGGCAAACAAAAATAAACGAATAGTAAACATAAATGCCGTCTAAAACTCGCAAGGTAGGATCTCGTGCCATGGTTATGCATGGAACTGCGGAAAAGACGAAGGGTGGACTGACGAAATCGGATTTAAAGTACAACAAAGCTGGCCGGATTGTTTCTCGCAGGAAGAGTGCTACTATGAAGAACCGTAACTAGTGCAGTATAGTAGCGTTTATTGATTGAAAATATGGAGCTACCAAACGCTCATTAATAAACGGATGAAACGGGTAGTATGAAACTCGTTTTGTTATTTTTAATAAATGGTCTGGAGTGAGACCTCCTGCGGAATAAAAAGAATTATCCCATACGTGTGGATTTTCCTCTAATAATGGAAGAAGTGTGCGGTTGAAAAAGTCAATATACAAAAGCATATGCTTTGGAGTGCACATCCAGTAATTGCTAAAGCAGTACAGTTGGTTAACTGTCGGATAAGTTTTAGATATTAACATATTTAAAATTGATTTATATAGCTGAATAAGATGCTTGTTATGACCTCCAATTCCTTCGTCTCTAGTTCGTGACCAAAACATCGTGACGTCTGGCTTTTCATTTATCGCTCGGTCGATAATATCTGTAAGACGTTTCAATGGTACTTTTGACGTAAAATTATAACTTATAGTTCCCACAAAATCAGCACACTTCCATTCATCATACATTTTTATAAGCTCTTCTTGATACATAATTCCTTCAAATAGATGTGTTTGGTTCTTAATTCTATAAATTCTAGCCCATTCAAATGTTCGATATCGGGCATTTGCAAGTTCTTCTGTCGCATCATCGTAACACAAGACGTAAATTATTATTTTTGACATTGCAATAGAAACACTTTAACGCACTAAATCATTATAACAAAAATGCCAGAGTATCTTGTGGAGGCCAAGACTGTCCAGACAGGAGCCATCCGCACTCTCAAAGAAGCTCTCAAGTGTATTTTGGTTGAGATGAGCCTTATCTTTGATAAGGACGGAATTCGTATGGTTGCGATGGACAATACGCGGACCGTTCTAGTTCATCTCCGTCTTTATGCCGACAAGTTTGAGAAGTTCGCGTATTCCCATACGTCTCCGAAGTTTGTCATTGGCGTGAACACCGACCATCTGTATCGCATCATTAAGACGGCCACAAATGATGATACTATTACATTTTATGTAGATCAGACAGATCCCAACACTCTGGGCATTCTGCTAGAGGATGGTGAGAAGAAGCAGGTAACTCGGTATAAGCTCAATCTGTTGGACCGAGATGAGCCTGACATTCAGTTGCCAGATACCGAGTTCTCAGCGCACATTACTATGCCCTCACTCGATTTCCAAAAGATTTGTCGCGACATGACGCTGCTTGGCGCCAAGACCGTTGAGATCAAGAATGTTGGTCCGTCCCTCACATTTTCTTGCAAGGGCCATTTTGCCTCTCGTACAACAGTTATGGGAGATTCGGAGAACGAGTTCAGTATCCAGAAGAAGGAGAATGATGAGATCGTGACTGGCACGTTCTCGCTCCCTCATCTGGTTCTGTTCACAAAGTGCACGAACCTGTGTAATAACTTGGAAATCCATATGAAGAACGACTGGTTTCTGATGATTCGGTATGTGGTTGCCAACCTTGGAGACATTAAGCTTTGCCTGATGCCTTGCTCCACGTAATTACAAATGAGAGCTCCATCCTCGCATATACATAGACACTCTTGAAATAAGACCAAGACCCATGCATAATAACGCAGTCGTTTCAGCGACTATATAATAGTTGATGAAGTCGGATGTAGAAATGTGGAGAATATCTTCAACGAGCGTATAGAACGGCGAAGGGGCCTGCAAGAAGTCTTGTTCTGCGACAATCGATACACACACTTTCAGGAAAAAATGCTGGATCCAAATTGCGAACATCACACAAAACATGAAGAGTTGTAGCCAAAAATTGGGATATAAAATGTGTGATACTACAACCATGAGTGAAGTTGAAGTAAACAGAATAAAATGAATACACGCCAATATGTATCCTAAGCCTTCACCTTCATTCGTGATCCATTTGTATGAAAAAGTAATAAGGCGTTTCAGAAAATCGGCAGATTCGCGGATGTAGAGGTCCTTATCGAGTTCAATTTGGATTTTCATTGTGTTTACTTCGGACGAGATTTATGAGATGTATACGTAACATCATCTCCGATTTTAAAGCCCTTAATTCTGGTATTTAATAACGAACGGTCGGATGCGGATGTATGTGTATTCCAAATCTTTACTATGGAAAAGGGACCTTTTGGGGAAACCGTGATACCTGCGAGCGTATCCTTTTTGTTATTTAATAGCTCATCGGATACGCAATGGACCATCATATCAATATAGGTATCATACACGGACGAAGCTTCAATCTTTTTAGACCAAGACCCGCCAGCCTCATGCTCTGGCGATTCCCAGATGGGGGGAAATCCGTTACGCATAAAGAAGAACATTCCCGATTCCCAAGCCTCTTTTGGTACTGAATCCATTACGGACCAAAACTGCTGGGGCGTGGATACATCGGACACCTTCACGTAACTCGACAAGGAATAGTCCTTGTTCTCTGGATCATGGTACCACAAAATCCAAGAATGCTGGAATTTTGTGGTCTCAATCTCCCCCATCTTATACTATACCTAGAGTAGTTCGTGTAAAATGGAAACGAATTCGTTTTTCACACTTCATAGTAGGAATAAGTATGGCGCTTACATCGGTTCAGATTTATTCGGTTCGAGGATGCGACAAGATTTCTCTTCCGCAAATTGTTCAGGATAACATTGCGAAGCTCCGAATCAAGCCGATGCTCTTCAAGCCCTTTCAAAAGCCCCCGTCTCGCACAATCTACCCCTCTCGCAGAAGCGATAATTGGAGAGAGAAGGCTCTTACAGATATCGTGAGGCGAGTGAAGGAGCGAGAAGATCCCGAGTATTCCGACATATTTGGTATTCTCAATAAGGTCGCTGCATCCAATTTGGAGAAGCTAGCGAACGATGCGATTGAAAAAATCAAAAAACGCGATGAAACCTTCCGGCTTCGTATTGCCACCCTCCTATTTGACAAGGCTATTACACAGCACGCGTATGCCCCCGTTATGGCAGATATGACAAAGAAGATTGTAGCGCAAATACCTGATATGAAAGAAGACATTCAGGCACAAGTATCTATGTTCCCGAAGTTGTATAATCTGAATGAGACACTGACGTTTCCGTCCAGTGTTGAAGCAGGATTTGATGATAAGGTGGTTGAGTGGATGAGGCAGAAGGAGAAGCGCAAGGGATATGCCAAATTCATGATGGAGCTATGTATTCGCGATCTTGTGAGCGACGAGTGTGTCAAGAACAGTCTTCAAACGGTCATTGATGAGTTGGCGGAGTTGACGCGACAGCCGAAGACGGAACAGATTGATGAGAATGTAGGACAGTTCGCAGTGTTTCTGTATGAATCCGCGAAACTCTCAAAGTCTGCAGCCCTGAAATTCTTTCTATCGCAATCGCTTAAATCAATTCTAAACCAGCCTCGCGACTTACTGCCTTCGCTTTCTGCCCGTTGCCGCTTCAAGCTTGAAGACGCGTTAAAACTTACTCAATAAGAGGGGGAAGTAAAGTAAATGGCCCTTCCCTCCGCAAGTGTTCTCCTCCGCGCGTCGCAGGTGGCAATCGAACAGGACAAGCCGATTTACCTTGATTACTTCCGCGACAGCGTGGAGAAGAAGTGCTGTATCGGAGTTCAGCCCGACAACACAAAGTATCTCGTGAAGTCCGACACTGAATATACCTCCACCATCCAGAACGTTTTTAAGTGCGAGACGTGCTATATCGTGATGACCGAGAATTCTCTGTATGTCGTATCCACCGAGATTCCGATCAAAAAGATTGTTCCGCCATCTACAGAGACTGAGTAAAAATATACAATGGACCTCATGTTCCCTCCTCCCCACTACGTTCTTTTCGAGCCTCTGAATGATTCGAAGACTCTGCAAATTTGGGACGCATACAAATCCAAAAACAAGGATTCGTGTGAGTTTGAAGTCGTAGATGCCGCCACCATCCATTCCGTAGAAACGTTCACGCCTTGGTTTGAAGGCTGGATGACTCGTAAATCATCCGCCCGCATTCGTGTTCTTCTCGTGCTACATTCCGAGTTCTTGACGTTTTCGTGCCAGCAAGTTTTGAGAAGGTCCCTTGAACAGAGGTCCTTCAAGTGTCGCGTTTGGTTTCACGTAGAAGACCCGACGCAACTTCAACCTGCTATTTTGAGCAGGTGTATTGTAAAACGAATTCCAACTCATATTCACACTCCAAACATAATAGCACTATGAAGATCAATCTATATACTGATGGGGCATGCTCAAGCAACGGAAAGCGAGGAGCTAAAGCGTCCTATGCGTATTATTTACCCGAACATCAGTCGCTTTCGGATGCCGGTCGTATACCGGATGACCAGCCGCAGACCAACAACCGTGGCGAACTTTCGGGGATCTTGCATGGCGTCAATAAGGTAATCGCATCCTTCCCTGCGTCCGATGTGGACCTATACATATACACCGACTCAGAGTATTGTAAGAACTGCCTGACGTTGTGGATGCCTGGATGGATAAAAAGGGGGTGGAAGAATACGATGGGAAAGCCAGTCGTAAATCGCGACTTGATTGAAGAGATTTCAGGAAAGCTCGTTATGTTGAATTCCTATTGCATTACACATGTGCCGGCACATACTGGTGGAACTGACCAGCATTCCAAGAACAACGAGATTGTCGATAGGTTGGCGACCGAGGTCCTTGAAGGCCCAAAAGAGAAAGTTGTCATTGTAAAGACTGAAGGATGTCCGCTCCAGCTCATGGGTCCTCCCGTTGAAGAGAAGGAACTCGCGAAATGGTGTTTGGCAAACTTGGATAAAATTGATTCGGACGCTTTGAATTCAGCATTGTTATCTGCTTACGGTAAGACTTGTAAGAAAAACGGAACTGAAATCGTGAGAGAAAAACTGCACAGAACAACCCGATTTCGTCTCATCGCATCTTCACATATCCTAACAGAAGTAATTAAAGACGAAGAATGAGTGTTACTGCCTACCATTTCTGGTCTCCTACATGCCGTCCTTGCACGGTCATCAAGCCTTCCATCGAAACTTTGAAGGAGGATTTTGAGAACGTGACTTGGGTTACAGTGAATACGCAGGATGATCCCAATAACTTCGTAGCTAAACTTGGCGTAAAGGTTGTCCCAACAATCGTTGTAGTCCCTCGCGATTCATCGGGAAACGTAATTAACCCAGATAATCTTCCTCGCTACTCTGGTACCGATATGGCGGCATATTATCGTATATTGAAGGCCGGAGTTAAGGCTATTACTTAGAAGGGGTAGTAGCTACGAAATATGGGAGCTTATCTTTGGCAGTGCTCCACACAATTAGCCATGCCGATACGCCAAGTCCAGTTCCGAGTGCTACAGCAGATAAATCGCTAATTAACGGGGAGAACCCGCCAATTGCGCTGTTTAGCACTTGAAGTATGAGAGCTCCCAACATAAAAAGACAATACGTCACGCGAACTGCCATATCCATAGGTTGAACAAGAGCGTCTTGGAATAAGAACCCTATCATCGCAGAAGTTGCGATAGTGAGCATCGTAAGTTGCCCGATACTTCCCACGATCACTCGTTGAAGAGCAATTCCAATTCCCATCGAAAGAATTCCTATGATGGTAACAACTGTATACTTGAACTTGCGAAAGCCCATGTCAACAAGAACTGGAAGGATCATAAGAACATACGGTACAGCGATACCGATGGTTTGTGTGATAGATCCCATACCAGGAGCTGCATTTAACATTGACGTGATTCCGGGTCCGGCAGGTCTCGACGGGGAATTCATAAAAAGAATACCAACTGCGGCTAATATAGATACGACGCTATATAGCGTGCCTGGAATGCTTGTCTCGTCCATCTTTAACATTATCCAATACAAAAATAGTTATTAGTTACAAATGAGTACCCCAGCAAGTGCGAGTACCGATGTTCCAGTTGTAAAAAGTGCTAGTCCAACTCCGCCTTTTACGTTTGCTGATTTTTTGAATATGGTTGTTTATACTGCCTTTACTGCCGCAGCAGTTTACTATGGATGGACGTACGGTCGTCAATATGCCCTACAATACTGGATGGTGGTACAAGCTCTCGGAGAATCGTTAGGAAAGACAATACGAGAGTTCATACAATCAATGCGTACTAAATCGCCATCCGTACAAACAGCTCGGGGTCGTTACTGATTAGACCTACGATCGCGAAATCCCCAATCAGCGTCATTTAAATCTTCAGTCCATACAGTATCCGCCTGCTTGTTCTCTTCTCTCGCTCGCTCTCGCGCATCTTTCTCTTCTGCCGAAAGTTCAACCACAACCCTCTTGCGATCAATGGTCGTCCATTCGTCCTTCGTTACAAGAGGAGTCTCCTCATTATCCCTGTAATCCTGGTGGAATACATGGATATTGTTCAAAGATACAACATTTCTACAATCGCGCTCTCGTTTCTCAATTTCACGCCTTTTATCTGCTTGACGATACTCTTCATTCCGCCTGTCTTCCTCCGCTTTTACATTCCATTCAGAAGCCAGCGCAGAGAAACTGCGTTGAGGAACAACAATTGTCTTGGGGGCCGAATTTGTCAGAGATGGGAAATCATTTAGGTTATTGATTTCCACAGCCTTCTTTTCTACAGGCTCTAGGCCTCTCTTTGAAGGAGGAACGTAGCGACGGGACATTGTATTTAGTAAAATATACTTATTCCACGAAAATCATTCCGTTTTCATTAAAAACGAACCTAGACGCTTCAAGATTGAATATAACAAGATGGCATACGGAGTTGTTATCGCCCTTAACGGGCATGTTGGAGATGTATCAATCCCCGCAAAGACTTCGGATGTTCTTGACTGGATTCGCAAGAAGTATAAGTGTTCCACCATTCAGTTTCAAGGAAAGTTGCAAGATCCTTTGACAGAAACAAGATGGTTATCGGTGTTCGCATCAACTGAGGGAGATGATGAGAATACTCATATGCTTCCTTCTCCGTTTGACGAGGATACATATACAAGTCAAATCATTGTTCTTGCCACGAATTCAGAAAATCAGGATTCGTATGATCTGCCTATGAGCGCATACACAGATTTGCGGGCAGACGAATACGAGAACCTGTATCAGGAGTGGACGTTTGCGGTGGATGCCGAGGAGGATGATGATATTTTGAACGAGTTGGAGGAAGATGATGCGACGGGATCGGTTCTTCTAGACGATGATGAGGAGATAGTCGAAGTTTCTCCTGTAGTTAGAGGATCGAAGCCTGCAACTATTCGGACAAACGACGTCTTTGTGAGTTGTGCTATTCGCGAGAAGGTAATTTCCAACTTTTCAGAGCTGTTTGGCTCTACGGAAATGGCTACCGACTTTGAGTTGTTTATGCTACAAGCTCTTGTTGAGCGAGCAAAGAAAGACGGAATTGATGTTGATTGGGCAAATCGAACTTTCTGGAACATGTATCGCAGCAGGTCCATTTCGTTGTATGAGAACATCCTAGGTCAGGATAGTTACGTAAAGAACGATCAGAACCTTCTTGAGAAAATTAAGAGTGGCGAACTTGGATTGAAGCAGGTTGCAGAAATGACATCTATGGATATGTGTCCTTCTCGATGGAAGGAGGCTATCGAGAAGATCATTGAGCAGGAGACGAAGCTTTATTCAAGCCAACAGAACGCATCAATTGTTATGTGGTGCTCGAGCTGCAAGAAGAAGACTAAGTGCGATTATTATCAGCTTCAGACGCGATCAGCGGACGAGCCAATGACGACATTTGTGACTTGTCTTGAGTGTGATCGTCGTTGGAAATTTTAATGGTAAATCTATCCGTCTGTGCCGGAGATTGTCCTTCCTTATGGACCTGTATTGGGTCTAGTCCGTTCGTAATATCCGGTTTGCTTAGGTCTGGCGTACTATCGCCAAACATCTTTTTGAATTTGGCTATTACTTGGTCTGGAACTTGAGGACTGTTTTCGTGCAAGCGATCCAATTGATCTCTTACGACTTTCAGCATATCCTGTGCCTCCATTCTTTCGGCACGAGGAAGCGAAAGTTCAATCATAATAAATCGGTGGATTTTTGAATAGGATGAAGATGTCATGCGATGAGATTCTTTCAAACTTGCCCACCCGAAATGAGAAGCGAGAGTGTTGAGAACCCCTACAGTTAAACTGAGGACACCTATGCCTATACTAGACGCAGAAGGATCGTTGAATAACGTTTGAGATCCAATAGAAGCCGTTCCTGCTACTGTCGAAAGAACTATAGTCGGTATAGCGATATAATTATTCATGGCAGAGTACCTCTTTTGCGATTGAGTGTGTAGCCATGAATAACACATAGCTCTTTCTCCCTCTTCGGACAGTATACGTTCTATCTGGGTATTCCACCGAATTTTTCCTTTTTGTTCGTCCATCTTTATTTTACAACAAAATTTTAACGCAGAAGCATAATGGGACTGAAAGATATTTTAGAAGAACATAAAGTCCCACTTCCTGTCGATTTTGATAAAAGATACGACATCGTTTTGAAATGTCTGCGAAGAGATCCAAACTGCGACGCAGAGTTGAGGAAGTATAGGGGTGGATTTAAGATAATTACGGGCGGAGCGATTCCGTATGCTGTGCCTGCAGGGATGCCTAAAAACTTGGGGTTGCCGGATATAGATAGCGAGGACTGGATGGGTCCCAATATACGATTGTTTTTGGATACGGTTACTTCTCCTGCCGCAAGAGGGATGCTGAAACTTCTGTTCATGGTCATCTTTTTTATAAGTTATTTGGAAGCCATTCCTGTCTTTGGAAACATATTGAGTGTGGCATTGGACGTAATGGTTGCGGCAAGTAAGTCTATCACAAAGGTTATTCAAACAAATATTCCTCCTATGTTTGGTCTTTTACCTATTCCCTATGCGAGCATGGTCGGGTTGGTTGTTGCAGCATTGTATGGAGCCATAGTGTGGCCTATTATTGCGATGGTAGCATTCAGTCGTCAGGATTTCGCAGCCGCGATTGAATCATATTTACGTGTTATTCCTCCTCCGTTCGGGTCAACTATTGCGGACAACTTTACGGAAGCCAATCGGATGATTGCTAGAATTAACGTCAAACGTATAAAGCTTGCGACAGATATAGCCAATGCACTTGGAATGATTATAGACGTTATAAATGATATCAGTAATAAAGTCAATTCAGGACTTGAAAAGGCAAACGCAGGGTTAGAGCGTGTCAAGTCATCTGTAGGCGATGTTACTGGGAAAATTGGAGACTTTTCAGATAGGATTGTGGAGGCCGCAGACGCATCCCTGCCTCGATCCGGCACACCTCCTCCACCTTCCGCGCCTCCGCCAGAACCTCCTGCTCCTGCTCCTGCTCCAGAACCTCCTGCTCCTGCTCCTGCTCCAGAACCTCCTGCTCCTGCTCCTGCTCCAGAACCTTCCGCGCCTCCCCCAGAACCTCCTGCTCCTGCTCCTGCTCCAGAACCTTCCGCGCCTCCCCCAGAACCTCCTGCTCCTGCTCCTGACGCTTTAAAACAGAGAGCGGACGCCCGAGAATCGAAC